TTGAACCAATCAAATCAATTAAATACAGGGCTCCAAGGTATTACGCTTCACAACAAAGAGCTGTAGTAAATAATGACTATGAGAGCATTCTTCAAAATATTTACGCTAATGCTGATTTAGTCCGAGTTGTTGGCGGGGAGACCAAATCTCCACCAGAATATGGCAAAGTTTTTATCTCAATCAAGCCTAAAGTAGGAAGTAAGATCTCTCCAGTAGAGAAAAGACGTATTGTAGATGAAATTAAGACTTATACTGTAGGTTCTATTACCCCAGTAATTGAAGATGCAATTCCATTTACCATTCTATTAAATGTCAATGTAATTTATGACAAAAATAGAACCAAAAATGATCCCGCATCATTAACTAGTTTGGTAAATGAAACAATTTCAAATTATAATCTAGATGATGAATTTAAAAACTTCAATGGTATATTCTCATCATCCAAATTAATTTGTAGCATTCGTGATATTGACTCATCTATCAAATTTGTAGTTCTAAAACCTCTCTTCATGAGAACTGTAGAATTATTTGATAATTTGTCATATGAATATAAACTAGATTTCTACTCAAAAATTAAAAATAACACTGAAGACAAATATACAATGATTAGTGATCCTTTCTGCATCAAAGGATTCAATGAACCAGTATTTTTAGCAGCATTTAGTGATAAATTTGCATCATATAACGTAAATGATTGTAGTCAAAGAGAAAACGCAGACATTTATCTATTAACTCTAAAAGAGAGAGTTGTAGCAAAGGTAGGAAAAATCAATTATGAGACTGGAGAACTCAATTTTACAGTAGTTGCATGTCAAGATGCCCCAATAAATATTTACGTAGTTCCAGATAGTCCAGATATTACAACGGGTTCAGACACTTATCCTAACATTGAAGTAACTGATGTAAATCCTCTTGACGTGACCGAATACTCAAATGATGATTTAAGTACAGAAGCAATTGTTCCAAGAACATTTACGTCCACAACATCATCTGGCGATCCTTTAGGATCAAATCCAATTAATGACGTACCAGGAAGCACAACCGTAAATCCAGATGGCAGTGTTACTACTGTAGATGATGATGGAACTGCCACAACGACTAATCCTGATGGATCTACCACAGTCGAGGAACCAACAACTGCAACTGATGAGTGTGAAAAGCTATATGCCAAGATTTCTGCCCAAGGTTTTGCAGATAATGCAACTCTACAGGCTCTTGCAACACTAGGTTGTCCCCCTCCTGATACTGATATCGAAGACTTTACACCAATAAATCCAGATACCTGCTCATGACAACTTTAGACCAAAAAATTGTTGACACTTCAGTATTAATTGAGAAGCAACTTCCGTCATTTGTAAGGGAATCTAATCAAAAGTTTATATCTTTCCTAACCTCTTATTATGAATCGCAAGAGGTTAAATATAATTCTTTAGATATTGTAGAGAACTTAATTGATTATTACAATATTGGATACTATACTCCTAGCAAGCTAGTTGAGTATACTACAGTAATGTCTTTGGTTTCTGCTGATGCAACTACGATTACTGTATTGAGCACTATTGGATTTCCAGAATCTAATGGATATATTCAAATTGGCGATGAAATAATTTTCTATAAATCAAAAACAAAAACTCAGTTTGTAGATTGTGTACGTGCAACTGGGGCGTTTGTTCTTGACAAAATTCCAACATCAGAAGTAGTATATAAAAAGAGCAAAGAAGCATCAAGTTATATTCCCGAAACTAAAGTATATAATATTTCATATCAGTTTGTTACTGAATTTTTTGATAGAATTAAGTCTGAAATCTCTCCAACATTACCAGAGACTTTAGCACCAGAATTAAATATATCATCTTTCCTAAAAAATATCAGTTCTTTTTATCGTGCAAAAGGAACTGAAAATTCACATAAACTACTCTTTAGAATCTTATTTAATGAGAGGAGAGTAAAGTTAAAATTAAAGTCAAGTGGTACTGGAGCAGTAATTGATATTCTAAACTATTCTGGAGATATCAGTTCTTTCCAAATTTCTTCTGCTGGAAGTGGTTATTATTACGAACTACCAACTAATGGTGGACCTTTGGTTGCTCCACCTGTAATCGACATCATTGGTTCTGGAACTGGAGCAGTGAACCCAGTGACTTCTATTGCTTCAAAGAGAGCTGAAATGGTTGTTACTGGAATGAATTCTTCTGGTGGCATTACTGCTGTTCAAGTTGCAAACAAAGGATCTGGATATATTGGTCCTATTACTGCAAGAGTTAGAGAGAGAATTTTCGACCAAGATCAGATCGTCAACTGCCTAGATTCAAATAATAACGTTATTGGTAGGGGGAAAGTCTATAGTTGGAGCGATTCCTCCCGAGAGCTTATTTTATATGAAATTACTGGGTATTTTAAGGCCAATTCAAAGCTTATTGGAGTGGGTGGCGAGAGCCCTCGCTCTATAATTTCTGCTGCATATCCAGTAACTACTCTAAACAAAGAGGGCAACCCATCAATTGAGATTATTCCAAATGAAGTTAGAGTAGAGAGACCTAAAGAGAATGTAATTCGACCATCTTCATCTTCATTCTATGAAAGACGAATTGTTCGTTGCGAATTAATTTCTGGAGCCCAAAATTTAGATAATGTAAAGCTACTAGAGTTAGTCCAAAGCAGAGACTTGTCATATGAAATTCCTGGAGTAGTGTTAGAAATAACAGAGATTCAAAAGCTACAGGATAATTTATACGAATTTGAAATCGGAGATAATTTAAAGTACAATAAATTATTTTTGCCACCATCTACAGTAGTAACTCAAACTTCTACATTAACATCAAATACACTTGCAACAGTTACTACCACCAATGCTAAAAATTTCCCTACAAGAAATGGAAAATTATACATCAATGGTAGAATAGTAGAATATCAATCAAGAAATGATACTCAGTTTTTAAGCTGTAGAATAATTTCAGGAACATCTCCATTAGTAGTTCAAAATAAAGATAATGCATATCTTTATGGAAGAACTTGTATTACTTCTGGAAGTGTAAATTATTTTCTAAATGGATATATTAATGGAGATAGAAGCTTAACTCCTATTGTGTTCAAAATTATTGGTGTTCCATCTGAGATTAAAATTTCTAATGGAGGAGCTTTATATTCATCATCATTATTTAAATTTGCTACTGATACTACAGATTCAATTTTAACTGGTAAATTATACAATTTTGGTTCAGTTGATCAAATAATTATAGAAAACGTTGGTCAAGGATATAAAGTAAATGATAGAGTTATAGTAAATAACGAATTTACTTCTGGAAGTGGATTTTCAGCATATGTTTCAGAAATTTCAGGTGTTAATATATCATCCTATCAATTTGTAACTCAATTAGATCAACAGCTAATAAAAATTACAACCACACAGAATCATAATCTCGCTCAAAACGATGTTGTACTTTTTGCCAACTCTCAAATTGGCAGGAAAAAGGTATTTTCAGTAGATTCCAGCACTCAATTTTCAATTCCTTGCCCAGTAGGATTTGTCACTCAAAATTTAACCTTAACATATACAACTACTTCAAGAGGAGCATCAGGTTCTATTGTAAAGATTTTAATTTCAAATAAAGGCAATAACTATAAAAAACTCCCAGAAGTAGTTGGTGTGCAATCTGAAAATGGATATGGTGCATTGCTCCAACTAAACTCTTCTACTATTGGAAGACTATCATCTATTAGATGTGAATCCATTTATGGTGAACTAATTGGTGATCGAAAAGCTCAGTTTAATGTAAAGTTTCCATCTACTGCAAAACTTAAAAATAATTATCAAATTGCTAGAATTGATGTCATCTCTGGCGGAAATAATTATAGACCAACTGATAAAGTCAAAGTAAATGGTGTCGTTGACAATAATTATCAATTTAAAATTATAACTTCATCTGGTGTTATCACAGCAATTGAAGTAATTTATGGTGGCAATAATTTAAATGCTATTCCAACAATCACTATTCAAAGTGATTATGGAACTGGAGCACAACTAGAAGCAAAATTAGCAAGAAAATTACTATTTGAAAATGACACTTTAAATTTTGGTTCTTATTCTTCCCCAACGGGAACAGCCAAGGTAATCAATTTTGATGCTCAAACATCAACCTTAGAGTTTGAACTTGTATCAGGAGCTATCAATGAAAATGATACAATTTACTTTGCAAACAATGTAGTATATGGTCAGATATTTTCTATTAAATCTGCATCTGCATATGCTACAACATCACCATATGTTTCATTCCCATTCAAGTTTTTAGACAACTATGGTTTCCTGAATGACTCTTCTCAGAGAATTCATGATAGTGATTATTATCAAGATTGGTCATATACTATTGCGTCTACAAAAAATACTCTTGAGTGGCGTAATGAAGTAATTGCAAATACTCATCCATCAGGCTTCAAGCTATTTGGCAAAAATTTAATTGAAAACCAGAAGCCACTATTTAAAAGCCAACAAGACGTATTTAACAGCTCTGTAATATTTAAAGCCACTTTATCAAATCTTCTAAACTTAAATATAAAATTAAGTGACTGCAAGACTCAAAAAGTACTAATTGAGAACTATGCTGCATATGCAGTTGGAGATTTTGTATATGGAAATATTTCTGGAGCAACAGGTATTGTAAAAGATATCTCTGAAAGTTACATAGAAATTTTATTACTCGGAACCTCCTCATTTGTAGTAGGTGAGTACATTTTTGAGGTTTCAAGAGATTTTGCAGCTTTTGGTAATCATGAAAGCAATACTCTATTCACCTTTTATTCTGGCATTTTACAAAAACCAGTTGATTCATATTATGTTTCAAACAATAATTTTATTCCAAGATTCCCGCTCAACGCAGTAGATGAAATTGTTGCAAATAAGCTAACTAATGAATTCAGTGTGCTGGATTTTCAAGTTGTTGGAAATACATTAAAACTATTCAAAAATGGTGCTGCATTTAATCCTGGGTCCGCAGAGAAACTATTAATTTCAGTTAATGGTGTTGTGCAAAATCCAACATATACTTTATCTGGAAATATTGTAACACTGAGCACTGCACTTTCCACATCCGACACTATTTTTGTATTATATCAGCAAAATTTAAGAGTATTAACTCTATCTGGCTCTGGTACAAATTATACTATAAACTATACCCCAAGTTCTAGTTGCAATTTACTACTGTTTGCTAATTCTGTATACCAATCACAACTCTTAACTGATTTCTCTATCGTCGGTAATCAGGTATCTCTCTCAGAATCTGTAAATTCATCAAGTATCTTTGGTTGGTATATTGACGAGACAGTTACATGTTATCTTCTCAATGTCTCTACCCTCAGTGCAAACAAGATTCTAGATGTTAATAATTGCGAAGTTAAAAAATTAACTCAATATATTGAATCAAATGTAGTAAAAACCCCAGAGTCTTTATATCAAATAACCAAAGATCTTTTAGATGGAACTGTCTATGCAGATCCAGATAATACTACTGTATATGGATTTGATAGCAGATTTACCTATACAAATCCAGAATATTCAAGTAGTTATGTAGAAGTATTAAACGAAATAACTTTTAATGGATCTACAACAACATTTAATCTACGTTATACCGATGGGCTTCCATATGCACCAGTAAATGGAAAAAATACTTTACTTGTATATGTTAATAATCAAGTTGTAGATCAAGATCAATATACAATTTCAGGATCTACAATTACATTTAACCAGGCATATAGTGCATCTGCAAAGTGTACAATTATTGATTTCAATAGCAAATACTTAGCCAATAATACTTCTTCTAAATCAGCTAATTTAGATAGATTAAATGTAGTTCAAAATGGAACTAGAAAAACATTTAACCTATCTGATAAAGGTGTACCACAATATGTTAAAAATGTAGGTGATCTATTTGTAATTAAAAATGGAAATCTTAGAAGACCAGAAACTCAAGAACATTCTATCTCTTCCAATAAAATTACATTTGTCACTGCTCCAACTACAAATGATAATATTAAATTATGTTATTTTAACAGACAACTAGAACCAGAGAAAACTAAAAATGTAATTCTTGATTCCTTTATTTGTTTCAACGGAGTAAGAGCAACATTCCCAATTTCTTTAGATGGAATTTTGTTTGCTCCAATTACTGAGCATCATTTATTTGTAGTTAGAAACAGTGTATATCAAAAGCCAACTATTGATTATACTATTTCTGGCACAAATATTACATTTACAACCGCTCCTCTCTATGGAGAAGAGGTTTCCGTTTATTATTCATATGATGGATTAACTCAAAACTTTAAATTTGATGATTTGAGGATGTATACTGGCAGTCAGTCAACATTCTCTTTGACTAAAAATTATATTAGCACTACAGTGTATAGTGCTAGCCACTTACAAGTAGTCAGAAACGGAGTATATCAATATCCTGGTATTGATTATAGCGTTGGCGGAGTTTCTGATTCTAGGTACATTAATTTTGTAACTGCACCAACAAATTCAGATGATATCAGCATCGTAAATTATAAATCTGAAGATTTAGTTGATGTTACTAATAGATTTACTCAAATTAACACAACTTCTCTACAATATACTTCTCAAGCACCTGCAATTGATACTTCTGTATTCTTAATCTATGTAAATGGCATTCTTCAGGTTGGTAATTCATGGAGTTTTAATACTACTACTAATGTATTAACTTTCCAAGGTTTTGTAAGTCTTTCTCTCGATAAAGTACAAGTTTTAGCATTCAAGACTGCAAAGAGAATACTAGATCCTATTACTATTGTTTCTGGAACAACCACTTACAATTTACAAGTTAATAATTCTACCATAACAACAAGTCTTCCAACAAATAGTTCAGACTTACTAGTAAGCGTCAATGGAGTCCAGCAGCTACCAATTTCTGCGTACACTGTTTCTGGATCTACTATCACATTTATTGATTCAAATCTTCCTGTAGGCGGCTCTGTTTACATCTATCAAATTGGATCATCCACTTTTGATACTGAAGTTATTGATTATATTAATGATAATTATGCAAAATCAACATATAAACTACAAGTAAACTACAAGAGTTTTAATCCTCCAGCATCTTCTGACATTTTTGTATTGAGAAATGGAGTTCTACAGAATCCTGGCGAAGACTTTATTGCTGGAAATGGATATATCACATTCACCACAAATATTACTGGTGCAGATGATGTATACTTAGGATATCGTCATGGCACTACAGAAATTGCAATTAACAGCGTAAGTGGAACTACAGTAACACTGGCTACATCAATTCCATCCTCTCAATACAAAGATTTAGTTCTTCATATCAATGGAGTTCCTCAATTCTATGGAACTAACTTTACTATTTCTGGAAATGTCGTAACATTATCTTCTTCAGTTCAAATTGATTCAATTTTTGCAATTAAATATGTTCCAATAACTTTTATAGATCCTATCGAAGATTGTCCAAATTCAATCAGAACTAAATTTAGATTATTCTATAATGCTCAAAATTTAATTATTGCAAACATTTTGCAAGATGCAGATATTCTAGTGTCTGTAAATGGAATTATTCAATACCCAGGAGTTCAATATACAATATCTCCAAATAGAGGAATCATTGAATTCTTAACTCCTCCACAATTCACTGATCAAATTTTCATGGTTAGGATGAGTGGAAATGAAGTGGTTAATCTTACTTCTGTTTCTGGTTCAAATACTGTATATAATCTAAGTCAATCAATTCCAACACAGAGACAGGAAAATCTAGTAGTATTTTCAAACAATGCATGGAAATTTAATGAACTAGGAGAATATACTTATAACACCACATCAAGAATTACTCTAGCAGCTGCAAATACATCAACATACGTGTTTGGCATTAAATTTGCTGGAATATTCCATCTATTAGATCAAATTAATACACCATATAATGGATCCAATATTAAATTTAACCTATTCTTAAACCAGGAAAACTTTATGCCTCCTGGAACAATCGAGAATGATGTAATCCCATCTGAATCTAGTTTGGTTGTTGTTAAAAATGGTAAAATTCTGGATCCTGGAGTAGAATACACACTTCAGGGAGATATCAAGAGTCAAATTCAATTCTCAGTTGCTCCAATTTCAACTGATGTAATTTCAGTGAAGTGTGTCGGATCTTTCTTAAAACTTCTATCTATTACTTCTGGATTTGGCGGAAAAACCTACAGTCTTAAAAAACAAGACAATACTGCATATTATCCAAATGCAGGCATTAATCGTCCAAGATCCTATGAGAATCAAATTCTCGTAATTAAAGATGGAAACATTCAAAGCCCACTCTATGATTACTATGTTGACAACGACAAATTAATCTTTAACAATAACTTAACCGCATCAAAATTAGTCATTCTTGATTTTAGAGGTACTAAGTCAGATGTAAACATTGATAGTGTTTCATATCAAGTTAACGCTGGAGATAGAATTAAAATTGATGGTGAGCAGAATGAAAGAATTGTTTCTGAAGTAATATCTCCAACAGTCTTAAAAACAATTTCTTATGCTGGATCTAAGCCTTCTGGTTTTACTGGAACTGCTACCACATCTAGTGGCAAATTAACAGCAATTACTGTAACAAATGGCGGAAAAGGATACAAATACCCAGTTGTTCTCAGAACTTCTGGAAGTGGTCATGGAGCAAAAGCAACTGCATCAGTAAATAATACTCTTGGTGGTGCAATCCAAGCTCCAATTCTAATTCAATATCCTGGTTATAATCAATACGTAACTCAGAATGTAATCCCAACATCATATGCATACGCACAGAAGAGAACTCAGTTAAGTACTTCAAATGTAAAAATTGGAACTAAGTTAACTGCAAATATTAACTCTACGACTGAAGTTATTCCTCTTGCAAATGCACAAAACTTTGAGCAAAGTGATGCTGTAGTTAATATTACATCCTCTACTGGATCTGGAGCTACATTTAGAGCGTTTATAAGTAATGGAAGAGTTAGAAAAGTAGAAGTTCTAACTCCAGGAATTGGTTATGATGATAGAGACGCCGAGATTACCATCACTGGCGGTGGCGGAAGTGGTTGCGTTCTAGAAACAATTCTTGATAGTATGGGTAGAGTTACCTCTGTTGTTGTTAGAAATTCTGGAGAGGGATATGATGTGTTTAGAGTAATTATTGATAGGGATATAATTGAATATACTAATATTGTTTCAAATCAATTAGTGGGATGTACCAGATTACCATCTTCACTTGCCCACAACCAAGATGACATCGTATATTATGACAAATTTATATAATAAATAATCATAACAAAGACAAACTATAAGGACACCGAATAATGCCTTCATTAGTATCAGATAATTTTAGAATTTTTGCGTCTCAACAATTTATCGAGTCTCTAGAAGAGCCATACAACAGTTCTTCTGCTCCAACTTCAGAAGATGCTGTCGGTAATCCTACCGAATCAGCAGCATCTCAAGCTTACAGAAGCAAAATTTATCTTTTTATTGGACGTTCATATAACTGGAATGATACTACTGCAGGCGCTGTTGCAGAGAAATATGCAGGAGTTTCTACTGTATCCGACTTTTCTCCACCAAATCCAGTAGATTCATTTGATGAATTGAGTGAGATTTATGATGATATGATCGCTATCAAGAGAGTTACCCGAAGCGACGTATCAGAAGTAATTAGAAGAAGAGTGTGGCAGACTGGCGTAGTCTATGATATGTACAAGCATGATTATGGAACTGTGATCAATGGTCAGCCAAAAATTTCTGCAACTGGTCAATCAAAGCTTTATGATTCTCAGTTCTATGTGATGAATAAAGATTTCCAGGTTTATAAGTGCATCTACAATGGTCAAGATCCAGATGTAAACCAAAATGGAAAGGTTTCAACAGTAGAACCTACTGGGACAAGCACTAGTATTTTCACTACCTCTGATGGATATAAGTGGAAGTACATGTATACTATTTCCATCTCCGATTATATTAAATTTGTTTCTTCAGATTTTATCCCTGTAAGGAGAGATACATCTGTTCAAAACGCTGCAGTCGATGGGGCTATTCATCAAGCTCTGATCACGAATAGAGGAACAGGTCTTACAAATGGAACTTTCTATACACCAGTAATTGGTGATGGGACTTCTAAGTGTATCATTAGAGTTACAGTAGCTTCTTCTCAAATTACTGCTGCAGAAGTAGAGAATGCATATCTCGGTGCTGGATATACATATGGAATTGTTGATTTGACCAAGTGCTATTCAAGTGCTGCAAATGCAAATACTGAGACTGGCACTGTGACTAGCTTAGGCACCACTGCTAAACTTGAGGCTATTATTTCTCCTCCAGGCGGACATGGCTCAAATGCAATTTATGAGCTAGGTGGATTCAGAGTAATGATCAATAAGAGTTTAGACTTCCTAGATGGAAATGGTGATATTCCTATCAACATGCAGTTTAGAAGATTTGGTCTTATCGAAGATCCTCAAACTGTAGGAAACTTAGATTATACCGCTCCAACTGCTGCAGTTTGCAGAGCGATTAAGTTCCCATCAACCACCACAGATAATTTCCAAAATGGTGAAATTATCACTCAAGCTACTACTGGGGCAAAGGGAAGAGTTATTCATTGGGATCCAGTAGATAAAATTTTAAGATATTATCAAAACGAATATATTAGCACTACTCAAGATGGTGCTAATAAGAGCAAATTGATTGCATTCTCTGGAGCATATGCAATCACTGGAGCTACCAGCCAAATCACTGCAACTCCAGACACAGCATATAGCACAGCTCCAGGAACCGTTCTATCAGGAACTACATTTACTTCTGGATATTCAACTGGTGAAATCAAGAAATATAGTGGTAAAATCATCTATATTGAAAATAGAAAGCCAGTATTCAGATCTAACGATCAGATTGAAGATATCAAATTAGTGGTAGAATTTTAAAATAAATAATAAAAAACGACTATAAACTTTGAAGGTTTAAATAAATGCAAGATACAAATCTTAATTTGCAGCCATATTTTGACGATTTTGAGTCCTCTAAAAATTTTTATAGGGTTCTGTTTAAGCCTAACTATCCTGTTCAAGCCAGGGAGCTTACTACACTACAATCAATCCTTCAAAGTCAAATTGAAAAGTTTGGAAAGCATGTATTCAAGGAAGGTTCTGTCGTTATTCCAGGGCAGATTGGATATGATCTTCAATATAATGCAGTTCTAGTTCAGAATACTGTAAACGGAGTTTCTTTTGAAACTCTCAGAAAAAATTTACATGATAAAATTTTAGTAGGTGAAAGTTCAGGTGTAAAGGCTAAAGTTTTAAACAGTATTAGCTCTACTGAATCTGAAAAATCTACTGCAACTCTATACGTAAAATATGTTTCATCTGGTAATGTAGTTAATGGAGTTCAGCTAACTAAATTTACAAATGGTGAAACTCTTAGAGATGAAAATAACAATCCAGTAGCAGTCACTACTACTCAAAATGCATCTTCATTTGTGGGTAGTGCTGCATATATCACTTCTGGAGTTTTCTTTATTCGTGGATTCTTTGTAGAGGTTCCTACTCAAAATATTATTCTAGACCAATATAGCAATTTCTCCACATATAAAATTGGTTTATCAGTAGTAGAATCTATTGTAACCACCGATGAGGATAATTCACTATATGATAATGCTGTCGGTTCTCCAAACTTTACAGCTCCAGGAGCCGATAGATTAAAAATTGAAGCCATTTTAAGCAAACAAGATATTGATTTCCCAACAGACCCATCTTTCATTGAACTACTTCGACTACAAGATGGTAATCTAATTAAATTAGTTGAAAATTCACTTTATAATGAACTAGAAAAAAATCTAGCAAGAAGAACCTTTGACGAATCTGGAAACTATACTGTAAACAATTATACAGTAAATATTAGAGAAACATTTAATGATGGCGAAAATGAAGGAGTATATTCATTTAATGATGTTCTATTAGACGGAACTAAAGTATTAAATAGAACTCCAACTTCTACTGATGGCAAAGCAATTGACGGTAGAAATTACTACACTGTAGAATTATCTCCTATCAAAGCTTATGTAAAAGGCTTTGAAGTTAACAATACAGATAAAAAATATATTACTACAGAAAAACCAAGAAAGTCATTAGCACTTAACAATCAAGGTTTAGTATCAGCATTTGGCAATTATATTGAAATTGATACATCCACAGTTCAAGGATCAATTGTTCCTGGGACTACAGTTACTTTAAAGAAAACAATTAACTCTGTAGAGACTTCTATTGGTAAAGCTCTAGCTTTATCCCTAATTGTTGGTGGAAAATTATATCTTGCTGATATAACGATGTTTACTACCATTGTTACATCAGAAGCTTCTCCTGCAGTAGCAGCAGGAGATTTTGTTTTTACTAATACTGGATCAAGTGCAGTAGTAGAATCCGTAAATGGAACTACTATTGTATTGAGACAAGTAACTGGTAGCATTTCTCAAGGCTCTACATTTACAAATAGCAAAAATACTTCAACCTATACAATTTCTTCTGTTGACAACAATAAGATTGAAAATATTACAAATCTCAGCACTTCCAATTTTAGTGCTACAGTTAAACTTGAAGCTGTATCCGTTTCTGGTTCTACATTTAATGTAACTGGAACTTCATTGACTGGAGTAGGAACTAATTTTGCTTCAGAAGTACAAGTTCCTATGAAACTTCAAATTGGAACTTCTATTGTAACCGTTACCAATGTAACTTCAAGCACTATTACTTTTAGTGGCACTCTAACCAATGGCACATATTATAACATTAAAAAATTAGTACCAAAGGTAAAAACTACAGGCTCCAATTTCTTCACTAAAATTTCTAATACTTCTGTAAAATCATCTACAGATTTTACTTACTACAAAACTGTAACTGAAGTAAAGACCGTAACTAATGCTCTAGCTACTATCTCTACAACTTCAAATTTTACTATTTCTCCAAGTGATATCATTGTTACTAATAACAGTGGCGAAGTTCAATTCTCTGCAACTTCAACATCTGCAACATCTGTAAATATTTCAGTAAATGCTGCTTTAAATGGCACTTCTATAAATATCACTTACAAAGTAAGAGTAAATAATCCATCTCTCAGAACAAAATCTGCAAGTAAATTTAATTTCTTGCTTGTAGATAAAGTTAAAAATTCTACTAATACAATTTATGGAACCAGAATTTCTGATAGAGATGTCTCACTAAAATTCCCAGATGTTTATAGAATTCACGCTGTTCGTGAGGCGTTAAATTCTAATGCATCAAATGAAGATCTTTTTGATAGAGTTTCTGTAAATGATTCCACAGGATTAACTGCTGGGGATATTATTACGTATCAAAATATTAGTGCTAAAATTGTTTCTATTAATGGCAATACTTTATACGTAATTTATACCTCTGCAACTAAATTGCAGCCTGGAACAAACTTAACTTTATCCGTAGACGTTACTTCTGCAGCTCCAGTTGTAGGTAAGTTTATTACCTCAGTCACAAACGGAAATTATAGAGATATTACTGCAGATTTTGTTTTGAATAAAAATGATTCTGCAGAGTTTTACAATATTTCTAAGCTGACCAGACTACAGAATAGCCCATCTCCACAGAATAAATTTATTGTACTATTTGATTATTTCATTCACAATAATACAAATAATGATTTCTATTCAACAAATTCATATGATGTTACTCAAATTGAATATTCACAAATTCCACTATGCTTTGATGGCACTCCTTACACAGACATCGTAGATTTTAGATATGAAACTGTTCCTTCAACTGGATCTGGTGGCTCATTAATTACACCATATCAAGAATCTATTTCTGCATTTGACTCTCTTGGACTATCAAGAATAATTCCAAATTTTGCATTCCCAGGAGAAATTATTAGCCTAGATTATGACTATTATCTAGGAAGAATTGATAAAATTTTCTTAGACGAAAATGGAAACGTAATAGTATCTAAAGGTTCCGAGTCTCTAACTCCAAAAGACCCAGAGGATATTCCTAATGCATTACATTTAGGAACACTAACTATTCCTCCATATATGAAGTCAGTTGCAGATGCAACTCTAAGATTGGTTGAATCTAAGCGTTATACTATGAGAGATATCGGTTCAATTGACAGAAGATTGCAAACTGTTGAAGAACTCACTTCACTAAATCTTCTTGAAATTGGAACCAATAGTCTTACTATTGTAGATGAGGATGGCAATAATAGATTCAAAACTGGTTTTGTAGCAGACAATTTCAAGACTACTGATTTAGCAGATTTGAATAATGTTGCTTATACCGCATCTATTGATACTGAAAATGCTTTACTACGTCCATATCCTTATGTTACCAACGTTGAATTAAAGCCAGTTTCTACTGGAACTACAACAAAACAAACTGGAACTTTAGTAACAGTTCCATATACAGAAATTCCATTTATTACTCAAAGTTATGCAAGTAGAGTAGAAAATTTACAGCCATTTGAAATTATCCAGTGGTATGGAGATCTTCAACTTGATCCTGAAAAGGATGTGTGGTTTGATACTATTAGAACACAAGGACAGGCTCAGAGAATTGACCTAAGCGAGCCAATTAGATTCCTATTTGATAATAGTAG